CAAAGGAAACATCATTAATGCATAGAAATCATTATTGATTAGCGCCACCTCATTTATTAAATGGGGTGACGCTAATTATAATCGCTTTTGTCTTTGGTAACATTCTAAGTACAAGTTCTTTCTGTTAAACTCGTTTGCAAAATACACGTCTATAGATATGAAGATGCCTTAAAAAGGACATCTGTTTGTAATACTAATTATACTCTATTTGATATGGAAAAGAAGAAGGAAGAAAATACAGAAAAGGAGGAACTGACTCTTCAGAATGTTCCTAAAGCAGTTAATTATCTAATCAATGAGATTGCGGAGGTGAGGGCCGTTTTAGAGCATATAGAATCTCAGCTAGGCCTCGGAGTTGACAAACACCGACCGATTGATGAAGAGAGAGCAGCAGAAATCCTGGGACAAACCAAAAATGTAATCAAGAAAATGGTTCGTGCCAGAGAAATCCCTTATTATGACAAAGGTAGGAAAGTATACTTCTTTGAAGATGAACTTGTGAAATGGGTCGAGGAATCAAGAGTGAAAACTTGGAGTGAGGAATACAAAAAGAACAAACGACTTTACTGATTTTGGAAAGATGGAAACAACAAGAGAAGAATTATACAAATTGATTTGGAAAGAACCTGTAACTAAAGTTGCAGAGAAGATGGGTGTTCCCGCTCCAATTCTAAGGAAGTTGTGTCATCGATTGAATATCCCTACGCCATCAAGTGGTTATTGGTCAAAACTTCTGTTTGGCAAACCAGTAGAGATACCGCCTCTCCCAGCGTTTGAAGATAAAGAGGTTCCCACTTTGGATTCGTTTCAGAAGCCCAAGAAGAAAGTAATAGAAAAAGCCCAGAAGGAATTAGCTAAGGAGAAAGAAATACCCTCAAATGAAGAATCTGCGGGAACACCCTCTAATTCTGATGAGCCAAAACAAGAAACGGTCTATATCATGGAAGAACCGCAAGACCCACGTGAAAAGATTCAATATGAATTGAAAAAGATGGATCAAGCGCTATTTGTCGTTCCTGAGATATTATACGCAAAGAATCCTCTTATCATTGATACAAAAGAATACTTTAGAGGAGATAAAAATGCTAAGTATTTAGACAAGAATCCATATAAGTGCAAGATTAAGTCGCCTCTAAACATTCGTGTACAACCTGAAAATCTGGACCGTGCATTACGTATCTTTTCTACAATAATAAGAGTGTTGGAACTCCGTGGACATCAAGTAGTGGCAAAAGACGTTAACAATACATATGTCATTGTCAACGAAGAAGAAATACCCATACTACTATATGAGAAAAACAAGCAAATACCAAATACAGAATCCGACTACCCGAAATTCCTAACGGTTCCATCTGGAAAGTTCAAGTTTGAGATACCACGGAAAAAGCTTTTTTCCATTTATACGACATGTATAGAAGATACTTCTGCTACAAAACTAGAAGAGAAAATAATCAGTATTATTACTAAAATTGAAAGCGAGGCTATTTCCATTAAAGAAGATCGTGAAGAGATGGAAAGGATCAGGAGGAAACAAGAAGAAGAGCAAAAAAGAAGAGAACTTGAAGAGCAGAAGAAGAGGGAATTAAATATGAATCTTTTCTTAATGAGAAAGAAGCCATAGATGATGAAGACAAAGAAAAGCTAAATTGGCTTAAGAGAAAAATTGAGTGGCTTGATCCTTTCATCGAATGCGATGATGAATTGCTGACAGAAGAAGACAAGCGAAATATTATCTATCCCGAAATCGATATGAAGGATAATATAGCTACATTCCATTCATATTCTGAAATGCCTCCAGAATTCACATTTTGGAACAATCCGTTTAGGAGAAGAAACTAAAAAGGCTCTTTGCTTGTATTCCTTCTTTTGCGACTATTGAGGAGGTCATTATTTGTATCATAGCCAATATGATTAGTTAAAATGCGACTCGCGCAAAAATATTTGCGCGAGTTATGATTATAGAAAGTTTTATCATCGAATATCCAATACCGGGAGTATGCATCTTTACGTTAAAGGATGAAAGCACTCGTCGCACTACCAACAATTGGAGTTTTTGCGTAAACAGAAATAATCATCTATATACAAGAAAAGACTTGCATAAACAATACGTAAACTCCTTATTTCTGTTAGGAGTATTTTTACGGGGGATAAAACGAAATGTGTAAAAAGTGAGATGATATCTAACAAGGTATAAATGGCTGTATACAAATGCGTTTGAGTGATTTATACTGTGAGTAAATTGAGAGATAAAACAAAAACGAAATGTAACATTGGCTTTACATTTGCTTTACGTTTAGAGCACGTTTGAACGGCGTTTTAGAGGGAAAATGTAACATGGCGGTCTGGATGGATCGCTTTTTTTGTATGTGGCATTCTGGATGAAGCTGAACGGACATAGTCAGATAGGTTAAAAGCCCTGTATAGGCTTGTTCTGAGGCGTTTTCTACACGCGCACGTATATGTACCTATAACGAATAAGAAAGAGACTCTGAGGGAGCTATAATATAGCACCATACAGGACGGCATTACGGATCATTTTCGTGACATTACGAAGATGGTCCTTTTTTGTGTCAAAAATGGGATTGGGTGGACATTTGGGTGGACGTTTGGATGGACAGATTTTGATTTGCAAAAACGAAATGTGTTGATTGGGTGGACATTTGGGTGGACACTTTTAACACTTTTTCAAGGCGATTCCAAGGGGAAAAGGGTCAAAAAAAATAGAAAAACAGCCTTTTTTTTCGTTTTCAAGGGGCGAAAATCAAAGAAAAAGACCGTTTTCAGATAGCGAAATTCACAACAAAGTGCTAATTCACAATACCTTGTGAGAAATGGCGTGAAATTTGGATGCGCATTTGGTTTTATGTCAGCGGCAAAACCACTGCCAATACGGCATCATTCAGAAGAAGCGGGCAATGGAACCAAGCACCTCAAAGACACGTATGATGCGTGAGATGCCGAACTCCTGTTCATCGTATTCTTGATTGATGGGGACATAACGTAGCATATCAGGTGTGGAGCCACGTCGCAAGATTTTGATGGTTCGTATGGTGTCAAGCACGACTGCATATATTTCTCCGTACTGAATATCATTGATGGAGCACTCATGCAGTGCAATGATGTCACCATGATTGATTTTCGGTTCCATAGAATGGCCTGTGACGTTGCACCAAACAGAAGCCTTCTCAAAGCCCGGCACCAGGACATTACAAGCCGGAACCGTCGTCTGATTGTTGAATATCTCGTTGAAGCCACCTATGAAGTCCACATCGTAATATGGTGTTCCTACAGCCGGATCAAAGCTCACCTTTGCTGGAACATTCTCTTCTTTCAGCATAGCACCTTTGCCTGTGAGCAACCAATCCGAAGACAACTTTTCGCATTTTGCAAAAAGAAGATCATAATCAATCGTGTCACGAGACAGCCAAGAACTGATGGTTGACGGAGCAACCCCAATCATCTTAGCAAACACAGATGGTTTACCATCGCTATAATGGGCAATTATTGCCTCAAGCCGTTCTTTTTTAGTCATAATTTTGCAGTTTGCGAAAAATAATCTCGAAAACATTTTGCATTTTGCGAAACGTTTACTATCTTTGCAGGCGTATTCATTAAGTGAACAGCGCGACAAAGGTAAAAAAAAATATCTGAGACACGAGAAAATTAACAGTTAAAATTGAGAATTATGGCAAGAAAAGAGACAACTGCAGTGAAAGAGCTCCTGACGGTTATGAGCGTAGGAACTTACAGGATGTTGGCAATGCGCGGTGTTCTGCGCATCGCTCAACGTGCGCCCTACACCTTGGTAGAGCGCGAGAGTGTGCCAGAGAAGTATCTTAATCTATTGGCTTGTGCTCGTCGAACGTCTTCACCAGGCTGTAGTTATTGAACTGCATGAAGAACTTGATGGTGGCCAGCAGTTCTTCCTTGAAGAAGTGGTCTTTGGGATATGAGATTTTTATGACGAGCCAGTTAGTCTTTTCATCGAAGAACTCAAATTCATACCAAAGGGCGAAAGCCTCCACAAAGTGCTTGGCCTGCTGCTCCTCATAGTCGTAGAGATGCTGGCCCTTCAGGTTCTCAACGTATTTGCCCATCATGACGGTGGTGCAGTTGTAAAATTCGCTCATAGGAATTATCAATTTGTGAACAACGGTACAAAGGTAGTAATAATAAATACGAATAACGAATTATGAACAGAAGAATTGTTATGGATCGTGGCAGTGTTGTGAAGTTGGCTTCGGCTATGAACTGCACGCGTGAAATGGTAAGCAAGGCATTGAACTTCAAGAAGAATTCAATGCTTGCAAGGAAAATTCGCCATGTTGCCAAGGAACAATATGGCGGCATAGAGATAGGTGACAGATAATAAGGAGACAGTTATGAAGCAGTTTTTGAAAGAAGTGGCGAAGATGGCTATTGCCGTCGTGCTGGGGCTTATTTACCTGTGGTTCCTGCTGAGTTTCAAATGGAGCATTGAGGACATGAGTACCTTAGAGAAGTGCGTGGGCATCGTGTACGGTTTTGTGATGGTGCCAGTGTATTACAAGCTAACAGATGTGATGAAACTGAGATAACCCTTACGGGCGAACCGTAAGGAACACTAAACGGAGTGAGCAAACTATGGAGTATTACAATAAGACATTGTGCGTAACATTCAAGGAACTAACAGAGGGCGGTATCATAACTGGCCCAACACTTCTGAAGAACGTCCAGCGAGGCAACATCCAGTGTGCCAATCGTGGTGGGGGTGAAGGTTCAAAGGCTCTATATGTTTATGCGTCGCTCCCTATGAAGTACAGGATGATGTTTGAAGCTAAGTATGGCAAGCCCGCAGACGTACTGAAGGCTCAGGACCTGAAGGAGCGGGTAAAGGAAGACAGTAATGCCAGAGTATTTTATGAGGCTTTTGAATATGATTTGAACGGTGTTCAAACGCGGTTGAGCCAGAAACTCATTGATGAGTACACGGGCAATGCCAGTGTGCTGAAGATGCTCTGGGAGCGCATGAACGAGCTTACGGCGACGACCCACGCTCTTGGCGGTGGCAGGCGCGGCGACCTCTGGGACATCATTTTCAGACAAAGCGAGAAACTGAGAGAGGTTACCGGCCACACCCTGCCTAAGAACCTGGCGCGATTGAAGGAGAAGATGTCACATTATAAGAAAAGCGGATATGAGACTCTGATCAGTGGCAAGGTAGGCAATAAGAATACCCTGAAGATAACCGAGGATGCCGGACGCAGGCTGATAGCCCTGAAGCGCAGCCGCGTGCCGGTACTGACGGACAGCCAGATATTCGACACCTTCAATCAGGAGTGCGAGGTTAAAGGCTGGAAGCCATTGAAGAGCGTGAGAAGTCTGAAGACATGGCTGGAGAGTGCTGCCATTGAACCATTGTGGCATGATGCAGTATATGGAGAGATGAGTGCCCATCAGAAGTTTGACCGCAGGCACAAGACCCAGTTGCCTACGATGAGGGATGCCCTCTGGTATGGTGACGGCACGAAGATAAACCTCTACTACCGTGACGACGAAGGCAAGGTGAGGACTACGAGCGTGTATGAGGTCATCGACGCTGCAACGGAAATGTTCTTAGGCTTCTGCATCAGCGACAACGAGGACTACGAGGCTCAATATATGGCTTACAGGATGGCTATTCAGGTGAGCGGTCACAAGCCCTATGAGATTGTGCATGACAATCAGGGCGGCCATAAGAAGTTGCAGAGCCAGAAGTTCTTTGACAAGCTCTGCCACATCCACAGAACCACCGCCCCCTACAACGGCGCTTCAAAGACCATTGAAAGCGTATTCGGACGTTTCCAAATGCAGGTACTTCATAAGGACTGGCGCTTCACCGGTCAGAACATCACGGCTAAAAAAGACAGCAGCCGTCCGAACATGGAGTTTATCGAGGCAAACAAGGATAAGCTCTACACCTACGACGAACTGAAAGCAGCCTACCTGAAGGCGCGAACCGAATGGAACGAGATGGCACACCCCGCCACCGGCGAGCAGCGCATAAAGATGTACGAGCAGAGCGAGAACCCCGAAACACCCGTAGTGACCGCGAGCGACATGATAGATATGTTCTGGGTACAGTGCGACCGCATGAGCACCTTCACCAGTAGCGGCATAGAGATAACCGTGAAAGGTCAGAAACGTGTGTACGAGGTGATGAGTGAACCAGGAGTGCCCGATATAGAGTGGCGCAGGAAGCACACCTATCAGAAATTCGTGGTGAAATACGACCCCTACGACTTCCAGAGCATCCGCTTGTACTGGAAAGACAAGGCCGGCGAACTGAGGTTTGAGCGTGTAGCGGAACCCTATATCGTAATACATCGCGCCATTCAGGAGCAGACGGAAGGCGAGGCTACATTCATCAGGCAGCAGCAGAAAGCCATAGAGCAAAGCCGGATAGAGCGTCAGGTGACAGGCAGGCAGATAGAGTTTGCCGAGGGTGTGGCACCAGAGCAGAACGGTCTCAGCAGTCCAGGCTTGAAGGGAGTGACCGCAGATGTTCAGAGGCAGATAGACCGCAGGCTCAGAAAGTACGGCAAGGAACCGGAGGAACTAAGCCTTGGCAGGTTGACAAAGAAGGTGAGCAAAATGGACTGGAGCGAAGTGAGCGAGACAGTCACCATTGATATGAAGAAAGTGGCAGGTAAACTATAGAAAAAAAAGAAACGATCAACTGAATTTTTAAGTATAAGAGACATGGAACAGAAACAGAAAGAACAGATTGCACAGCGTCTGAGGACGTATGTAGCGAAGTATCGCAGCCAAAACAAGGCAGTGGGCAGCCTGAAAGGAACAAGTGCCGGAACAGTGAGCAACATCCTGAACGGCAAGTGGGAAAACATCAGCGAAGACATGTGGAAGAAGATAGGCGACCAAGTGGGCACCGGCAGCAGTGAAGACGGCTGGCAGATAGTGGAGACAGGCGCCTATCAGGAAATCACCTACGCGCTGCATGATGCCCAAGAGTGGAAAAACGTGACATGGGTAGTAGGCGAAGCCGGATGCGGCAAGACCACGACTGCGAAACTCTATGCGGAGGAACACAAGGAAGTTTTTTACCTGCTATGTTCAGAGGACTTGCACAAGGGCGAGTTTGTGAGAGAAATTGCCCGTCTGATAGGCATCCGTACTGAAGGCTACACGGTCAGAGGATTGTGGACCGCCATCCTTGACAACCTCATTCAGATGGATGCGCCCCTTCTCATCTTCGATGAAGCAGACAAGCTGACCGAAAGCGTGTTCCACTACTTCATCAGCCTCTACAACAAACTGGAAGACAAGTGTGGCGTAGTATTCATGAGTACGGACTATATCATCAAACGCATTGAAAAGGGGCTGAGATTGCAGCGTCCTGGCTATAAGGAATTCTACAGTCGCATCGGCAGGAAATACTTTGAGCTGGATGATACAACCGCTAACGATGTCTATGCCATCTGCACAGCCAACGGGCTGAGAGACCGCAAAGACATAGATGAAGTGATTAAGGATGCGGAGGAATACGACTATGACCTCCGCAGAGTCAAGAAGAGCATCCACAGGGTAAAACGTTCTAAGGCTGCATAAGGCTATGGGCAGAGCATTGACAGTAAAAGAAGTGTTGAACAAGAAAAGACGGACCTTTCCATTTGAAGGGGAATGGGCTGCCGCTTTCGCCCAGCCTGAGCGCACAGGTGTTTGGTTCATCTGGGGACGTTCAGGCAACGGTAAGACCTCGTTTGTGATGCGGCTTATAGCAGAGCTGTGCAAGTATGACCGTGTTGCCTTTGACAGCATGGAAGAGGGTGACAGCCTATCAATGCGCCAGAAACTCGTACGTAACGGATTGAGCAAGGCAGGCAGCCGCCTTCATCTGTTGAATGCCGAGCCGATTGCGGAGCTGAAAGAGCGTTTGGCACGGCGCAAAAGTTATAACATCATCGTAATTGACTCGTTCCAGTACACCCAAATGAGCTACCGAGACTATATCCAGTTCAAGGAGCAGTTCAAGGACAAGCTCATCATCTTCATCAGCCATGCGAAGGGCAGTCTTCCGAGAGGCAGTGCAGCAGAATCCGTGATGTATGATGCCACCCTGAAGATATGGGTGGAAGGTTTCAAGGCTTTCTCTAAAGGTCGCTTCATCGGTGAGACCGGCGAGTTCACCATCTGGGATGAGGGAGCAGCACGTTATTGGGGTGAGAAATAAACGGAGAAAAAAAGAATGAGTAAGAAAGTATATATAGGAGGTAAGATGCTTCACTTACCACTAAAGGCTCAGTGGTATGATATGCAAGAGCGAGGCGAGAAGACGGAGGAATACCGTGAATATACTGAATACTGGCATAAGCGACTCATTGACCAGGAGACACTGCGTCCGAAGCCATACACCCACGTCTGTTTCCATTACGGTTACACAAAACGCTGCTTCATTCACAAGATTGACAGCATCACCATTGGCATGGGACGACCAGAATGGGGAGCACCAACCGACCGCGAGGTGTTTATCATTAAGCATCATAAAGAATAGAACACGAATTTGAAAAGGATAGAAAGAATGAAAAAGAAAGTATATATCAGTGGCAAGATAGGCGAAGAGGTCCTGAGCGAGGCAACCCGTGAGAAGTTCGCCAAAGCAGAGAAATGGCTGAAAGCCAAAGGATATGCCGTTTTCAATCCTACGACAAGCGGATTGGGTACAGTCGCTGAACAAGCAGCTAAGAAGTATGGAACCACATTTTACAAAGAGATACTTATTTATGACTTGATGGCCTTAAAGCAGTGTGATGCCATCTATATGCTTCCGGATTGGCAGCACAGTCCTGGCGCTTTAGTAGAGTATTTTTATGCAAAGGCTGTCGGCTTAGAAGTAATTATTACAAAATGAATATGAGTAAGACAAAGCAAGTATTGGAATTGAACAGCCCCAGCATGAAGACCAAGCATGAGCGGTTGATAGGGCTTGTGCAACAGTGCAACTACTGTTGTGGAAACGGATGGTTCTGGAGTCGTGACGGAGCCTATAACTCAGTGAAGGTGCCTTGCCCCATGTGCGAGGGAACCGGTAAGATGCAGCCAGTGATAACCATAGATTGGAAGCCAGTATGTCAGGAGAAATAAACAACTTCGCACGGTTCTACACCCTTCTGAACCGTATGCCCTATGTAGGCGACAAAGAAGAGCTGAAGCGTGACTTGGTGCTTCAAGGTACCAACGGACGCACCAACAGCCTCAGAGAGGTAAGCAAGAAGGAATATGCAGCCATCTGTGAAGCGATGGAACGCGTTGCCCCTGGCAGTGATCGAGAGAAGTTCGTAGAGCAGCGCAGAAGGTCGCGTAGTATATGCCTGAAGCTATTGCAGCAGATTGGCATTGACACTACATCCTGGCAAGCCATCAACACCTACTGCAGAAGTCCCAAGATAGCCGGCACCGAGTTTCGCGACCTGAGCATAGAAGACCTTGACAGGCTTTCCCTGAGACTGAGAATGATATTAAAGAAACAGAGTGATAAATAACTTTTTTAGTAATCCTTAAAAAAATAAGAAAATGACGACAAGAAAGAAAAAGACCATTATTTCCGGCGTGACCCGTGAGGCAGCCGACGAAGCATTCGGCATCTATGCTAAAGCCGATGCAAGCATCAGCAAGATTAACGCTGAGATTGAGCTGAAATGTGCTCAGATCCGTGACAAGTACGCAGATAGGTTGGCTCAGTTGAGTGAGGAACGTGATGAGGCTTTTGACAAGCTTCAGGCTTTTGCCACCGAGAACCAGTCAGAATTATTTGCCAAAAAGAAGAGTATGGAAATGGCTCATGGTACAATCGGATTCCGCACTGGCACCCCGAAACTGAAAACTTTGAAAGGTTTCACCTGGGCGAGTGCACTGCAGCTTGCAAAGAAATTCCTTCCGGTCACTTACATCCGCATGTCAGAAGACATAGCGAAGGACAGACTGCTTGCGGACCGTGACCTGAAAGAGACCGTGGTATATGACACCCCGACAGGTGAACCTCGGGAAGTGACCATGCGGGAAGCGATGGCCATATGTGGCATCCAAGTGACTCAAGACGAAACCTTCTATGTAGAACCAAAGAAAGAGAATACCGATAATTAAAAAGGATTTCTGAGGGAAAGAGTCTGTTTTATTCTCTTTGTGAACTGAAAATGAGGCATTTCTTATGAGATGCCCCATTTTTTATAATATTTTAATTAAATTTGCAGCATGGCAAAAGGCAGGAGCAAAGTACTCATATCAAGCAGAGATATCAGGTTGTTTGAGCGTTATTACTATTGGACGGAAGTTCGCCGTCTTCGCTTTGATGACACCATCAAGAAACTGAGCGAAGAAGAGTTCTTTATTTCCGAAAGCCGCGTTATGCAGATAGTCCGCAGGATGATTCGGAGCGGTGCCACCGTTGACGGTAAGCAGATAGAGCGTCCGATGTTCACTGGCTTCAAGGTAAGCTCTAAAGTATGCCTGCCGAAAGCACAACCTTGCGTGGAGCGGCAACCCTCTCTGTTTCCTGAATGATGTCCGTAGTGGCAACAGTGTATAGCATTTCATATATCTTGATACCGTGGCTCCAAGTGTAGAAGCGTGACTTCTCACGTATGAGTTCACCATCCTGATCAGGACGGAAGCCCTGCAAGATCTTGTGAAGCTCTTTGACCATTTCTGCCCTGTCAAGCGTTTTTTCTTCCGTTTCTGAACCATAGTGGGTGTCATCATAGCAGTCAATGACCAGACGCACGTTGACCTTCGCCTTTCCCTTCTGACTTTTTCCGCTGAGATTAGACCAGTCCGTTTCCGGTATGTCGATGAGCACACAGGGGAAGGTGACAGGATAAGTGTCAACATCCTCTTTGTCGATAGCTTCCAGTTGTCCGTAATCCTCATCAACCAGTGAGAGTGAATGCATGGACTCCTTGATGTGGTTAATGAGATGATAAAGCAATAATTCCATCTTTAATTTTCTGAATTGAGTCGTTAATGAGTTTGTTTATTTTCACGCGTAGTTCTGCAGAGTCGCCCATGAACTGGCGCCTGGGGATATGCGCATGGACGGTGATGTTCCGTTTCTTTGTAAGCGCAAGTCCCTTCCACATACCAGTCTCAGCAGGCAGTTCCTTCGGGAGTTTGCCTTTGCCCTTGATGCCGGCAAGCGAATAGACCATGTGCCAGGCATACTTCCGCATCCGTTCTGTGACAGTGGGATGTGTGGTGATGTCGCCACCGTCATTGTGGATGGCAGCATACGGCACAGGGTTTTCGATGGTGACTTGTCCCGGAGCAGTCTCTGCCTGGATAGAACACATCATGTGGTTCCTTCTGGACGTAAGCGGTCCATACTTCGCATCAGGAGAATTGGAGTCCTGGCGACGTGTCCGTTTCCAGGGGTGCAGCCCATTGTCGAGCCAGCCGCCATCCCGGAAGTTCTGCTTGAAGTGGTTTACAGCCACCACCCCGACCTTGCGCGGCAGCCTGTCATGAACTTCTTTGATGATGTCATCCTTGGCCTTGGCGACCAGTCTTTCTATGTCCCTGGCATCCATGACAATCTATTTGTGAAGCTTTCCCTCGAACATATACAGAGCATGCTCTCTGTAAAACGAAAGCGGCCCCTTGATACGCTGTCGCTGTATAAGATACCTGAGTCTTGACTGTGAAGTGACAATAGGCCTGCCCTTGAAATTGAGAACCATATACAATCCAGGTTGCTGCCAAGCACAACGCTTAGCCTTGCGAATAGCACGCTGCAGGCGGAACTTGAAAACTAAATCTTTGAAGAAAAAGATGATTTTTTTCATAATTTATTTGGTATTTATAAATAAATGTGTACTTTTGCGACGGTAAGAGTCAAAGCAGAGTCAAAGTCTCGTGCTCGGCTCCAACCTCCACTCGGGACTTCGGTCCCGTTTTTTATTGATATACATAGCACTTTGATCCATGTTTAACAATGATCGTTCTCTCTTTGGAAGATTGATACAAATAGCCATTAATCGTTTTACTGATAGTCCTACGTGATACAAACGTGGGAATTTCCAACACTACATTGTCTGCTTGTTTTTTAGCCTCTTTGATTCTGTTGAGAATATCATTATGATATTTTTTCTTACTACCATTAGGCTTTATTCCCATCATGCTCTTCCCATCGAATAACATACCTCCGATGTAAAAGTCTGGGTTCTTGTTAGGGAATACCCCTGAAGGAAGTAATGTAGAGCGTAATGGCGCAAGAGTATAATCGCGTGGATCAAGTCTTGGCAACAGATAAACTTTTTTCCCTAACTTGTCGGCGATAAAAGCCCCCAGACGTTTATTGTTCGCTACCTCATTGCTGCCATGATATGGGCTTGTCATCACTTTTCCGTTGTGCGATGGGCGGTATGTATCAACGCTTGGCGGTGGAACGTCAGAAGCCTTCCTTACTTTATCCGCTGCTTTTTTCATCTTGTTATCGATGAGATGGCAACTATAGCAATCCTTTTCTTGATTTATGAATAAGCCTTTGAGTTTATTCTTTAATCCACGGTTAGCGAAACACTGACTGCAGCTCTTCGGGAAGTACGGGTGTTTGTCTGAGAATGTATGTCCGTCCTTGCCCGGATTGTTTTCAAGTCCGCGTTGTGGCTGTGTAGGTTTCAAGTCAACGGGACGCACTACAGGCTCATCGGTAGCCTCCAGAGAGCATTTGCAGTTCCATCGGTCGCCAGGGTGATGCTCGTTCCAAAATGGATCATCGACGGGCAGCGTGAGCTTCATGCGCCAGTAGGCAGCGTGTGTACTTTCCGGTTCCGGTGACGTGGTTGGCATCCAGCGCAGGTTTGGGAAGATGTCTTTGTTCCGTTCAAACTCCTGCCAATCGGCAGCAGCATGTGCTCTTATAACAGCCGTGTCGTACTCTGTGCGCAGCCATGCGCCCACCTGGTGGGAAGAGATAGAAGACACGTCACGCAGCCACTTGTCAAATGATTTGAGGTTGCCGCTGGCATCGAAGAGCTTTGCAGCCATGTCCTCACCCATCTGATGCACCTTGAAGGCTGCGAACACCTCGTTGGAGTGGCGCAGGTTTTGATAGAAGAGGCGGTCGTGTGTTGGCGGTGTCTTCGCCTGAGAAAGTCCCTCTACGGTTCCTTCATTGATGACACGCAGCACCTCACGCCAGATGGCCGGCTCAATCTCGTTTGAAGTGTCGAAGCCGTTATATACCTTTTTCAGGAACTGGCTGAGGACATTGGCATCAAAGCGGATGGAGTTTTCAAATCCGGTACCACTGCAACATGAGCAACCATGATGGTGCTCCCCATAATAGAGCGAGTCAATCAGAAGTCGGTGTCCGCCCCGGTGTTCGGGGCTATTCCGAAAAAACGGTTCAAGATGTTTTTGAACGCTTTTCTATCAGTGCTCAAAGGCTGTTTCCCATCCGCGTTTGTTGAGTCGTTGAGTGCCTTCCGGACAGCCTCTTTGTTAGCCTGAGCCTCAGCCTTCTGTCGGTCGTAGTCCTTTGGCTTCTCTACACCAAAAGTCTCATAGAGCCAATCATCATCCATTGGCAGACCCATACTCTGAAGCTTCTGTACAATGTCGATTTGCTGGGAAGGAATGATCTTGTCTTTCTTGGCATAGACGAACTCTCCGCCATCTACATTGAAACCCAGCGCGGCAAAGATAGGTCGCATCTGATAGTTCAGAATGTCCAGGATAAACTCACGGTCATCCGTGTTCATGTCATCCTCTTCCTCCTTGTGGACTTCACCCAGCGCCTGTGTGCCTGTTTCCTTCGCATCTGTTGTGAGCGTGTTGCCCAGGACACGAATGGAAATCTTGCTGTCCCAATAGTCAGCAAACGTCTTGTAGAGGTCGCTGGAGCCCGTCTTGTTGCCTGCCTCAATCAATGTCAGTTCGCTATCCTTCGGGTGGATATAGACGGCATTTGAGCCTTGTCTTCTGGCATCAGCAATAAGGCGCTTGCGTGCTGTTTCGTCACCTGCATCATAGGTGTATTCCCTTATAGGCATACCGAAGATGTTGCAGAACTGAGCCCAGTCTGCCATATCTCCACGTTTATAGAGAACAGCCGGCATGAGTTCCGCGAAGATGCCCAGTCCTCTCTCAGTGCCGACAAAGAGGCAGTTGGGGAAGTTCTCAATGGGTATTCCTTGCTGGTCGCCCTGGAACTTCAAGAGCTGCTTCTGCACGGGGTCATAGTGCTTACGGTCAATAAGGTCATAGCGGATGTTCCCCTCTTCGTCGAGGTAGAACTGTACGAGGGTAAAGCCCCAGAACTCAGCCATGATGAAGTCCTTGCGCAGCTGCTTGAACCAAGGAGAACGCAGCTGTGCATTGATTGTGTCATCAGGTTCCCCGTTCCGCTGGAACTCAACAGGCAGGCGTGTGACTCCCCTGAGGCGCTTTGCCAGGACACCAGACAGGTGTAGGTCAAGCAAGGCGGACTCATACATGTCAAAAAGCCTTGTACGGTTGGAATAGTCGATGCTCTTTGCCAACGTGACAGAACTCATGTAAGCGTTCATGTCGAACAGGAATATCTCCGGCATCTGCAGCACCACATCCGGCAATCTCTGGCCGTTGGGAACACGCATACCACCCTGAGTGATCTGCTTGGTGCTGTTCCTCTTATTTTTAATCTTATTCATAGTCATTTATCTGAATGTAGGTCTTATATCGTCAGCTTGTATTTGCCAGGGGGAATTGCCGCCAAGTTCCTCAGCGGGCAACAGCGGGGCCCCATCGATGGTGATGTCACCCTTCATGACACCTTTGAGCCATTCGATGGCGCGGTCATATCTGTCCTGTCTTATCTTGGCAATCTTATAGGGATTGTGCTGACAGAAAATGTGATATACGGTGATGTCGATGGCGAACATGAGAATGAGCGCGTGGCGGTCAGTTCCTGTTGCTGAAAAGATGGCATCACAGTCATACGCCTTGTTCAGATAAGAGCGCATTTCCGCAATGGCTCTGTCCTCACATATCTCTATAATCTGAGGGTCATAGGATGCTGAGTCTTTCCGCAGGAGTGAGTCAAGTATCTCCCTGTGGATGGTCGCATCATAGTCTGTGGTATTGATGAAATTTGCCATAGTTACATTCGATATGGGTTTTGTTCGTTAAGTTCCTTGTATGAGATAGTGACAGCCGGTTGCAGTTCGGCAGTTTTCTCGGCAATAATGGTTAAGCCACCTTCAATGCAGTCCGGACCATCGGCATTGTAAGGCAGGTGCATTTCAAAGAGTTTGAACTGATTGATGAGTTCCTGCATGTGCGGATTGTCCTGTTCGTCTTCATTGAATATCCAAGCTCCGTTTCTGTCAATCGGTTCCAGATTGGCTTCAATACGAGTTGCCTTGTCCGTCTTCTTGCGCTCATCGCCTTTGATGTAGAGGTCGCGCTTGCGCTTCTTGCACTCATCACGCAGCAGCGGTTTGAATACCTGATTGAAGAAAGGATCTTGCAGTTTGTTGTTCTCCATGTAGCAATAGACGTTGGTCTTCCCTGCCACATAGTCCATCAGGTCGAAGTACCAACTGATAAATACCGCATTGAGTTCGCGGGCGAGGAAGCCCTTAATAACATAGAACACCCCTTTGTATTTACCGACAAGCCAGAGCGCCTTCGTACTGGAAGCCTTTTTCTTGGAGTCCGAATAAGCAGGGTCGCCATACATGATAAGGAACGGGAACTTGCGAAGCGGCGGCACCTTGCCAAAAGGCAGGTTCTTGAAGACGTTGCCCTCGGAAACAGGATTGTTGAAATACTCAGCCTGGGCATTCTTTGAAGAGATATTTGACAGTACGATGTCTATTTGCTCTTCTGTATTTTTCTGCGGCCAAGTGCTCTTTCCGTTCTTATCCCTGATATTGACTATATCCCAATGCTTAGCACGTTCGCCGGCTCGCTTGATGCAGCAGTCCTTGGCAATGATGTTACCGCACCATAGCACAAGTGTAGGCTCAGAGATGGAACGTGTGGGATAAAGCGCACCTTCAAACCAGTCCCACTTCTTTTTCAGTGTCTCAGGATTGCGGCAGTCCTCATCTGTGTCATAGTCATCAAGGTAGATGACATCAGGACGTACCTCTTCATTCCTGGCACCACGAGGGGCAGAACCGGCACCGAGGGCAACGAACTTTGCCCCACAACGTGCAGTAAAGTCCTTATCGGTCCAGGCACCAAGCGTTACCTGATTGCCGTAGAACTGCCGCAGGCGCGGGTTACTCTCGAAGTTGAGCCTGTAAGGAATAAGCAGACGGATTGCAGATGTCTCAGTAGCCGATGCCAGGACAAAGAACCTCTTGCGCCCTGTCAGTGCCAGGAACATATTGATGAACATGGCCACCGTTGACTTTGCCAGTTCACGGCACCATGACAGCACTTCATACCATTCAGGATGATCAATGACTCGGTGGATAGCTTTGACGTGGAAAGGCGCAAAATCATACTTGGCATACTTCGGGAAGAAATACTTGATCCACTCTATGGGGTCTTTCTCCAGCTCCATACGTTTTTTCTGAATGTCACGTTTAGACATCCAGTCTTCTACGGGAACGTCAGCGGCAAGCGCCTTGTGATGCTCTTCCCATCGACCGAGTGCTTTTCTTTCTTCGAGTGTCATTTCATCTGGTCTTTTATGAACGCATCGAGGAGGTTGCTAAACTCTTTTGCCTTATCAAGATCGAGCGGACGGAGCCAGTTTGTAAAGCGTATGGCAACATCCACGATGTCGGCAATGCCAACGTCCTGTTCAATCTTCTTAATGGCCGAAGCAAGTTTCGCGAGTGTATCAGCCTCGGTGACCGTGGCAAATCGCTTACCCTCTTCGCGGTCATTGATGTTGTTGTTTATCTCAACTATCTGACGGTTCAGTCCGGACAGTATCTGTGCCGGAGTGATGGTGATGGAGGCTTTGAGTTGCTCCCATTCTCCGTCTTTAATCCATCGGGAAACCGTCTGGCGCGTTGTTCCTACCTTGTCGGCAATTTCCTCCTGAGTGTAGTTTCCGTTGAGATATAGCGACTTTGCAATATCTTTTTTGTCAATGTTCTGTTTAGCCATATAATTGCAATTAAAATTGATGCAAATTTCGGCATAAATGGGGAGAAAATGAAATGCAGTTTTTATGATGACTCCCTGTATGAATATCATTGCAAACATCTGATACTATGATAAAAACATCGTTTGTAAATATCGGAAAAACAGGCGAAATTTGCACCAAAAATCATACGAGATGACAGTTAAGTATTTCAACATTATCCCCAGTGAGGGTAGCGCAACACTTCTGCTATATGGCGACATCGGTGAGGGCCATAAAGTGGAGAGCGGTCGCATTGTGAGTGAACTGATAGCCATTCAGTCCCAGTATGGCAAGATAGATGTGCGAATCAACAGCCGAGGCGGTGATGTGTTCAGTGGTATGGCCATCTATAATGCCCTGCGCCAGTCGAAGAGTGACATTACTATATATATAGACGGAGTGGCAGCGAGCATCGCTGCTATCATTGCCCTGTGCGGAAAGCCCCTCTACATGAGTCCATATGCGAAATTAATGCTTCATAGTGTGAGCGGCGGTACATGGGGCAATGCCTCCGACTTGCGTCAGACTGCAGACCAGATGGAGCAGCTTCAGAAAGATCTGGCTAACATGATTGCCGGACGTTGTGGCATGAAGGCTACGGATGTTCAAGCGAAATACTTCGATGAGAAAGACCACTGGATAGATGCCCAGGAAGCAGTAGAGATGAAACTGTGTGATGGCATCTATGACATGGCGACTACCGAAGAGCAGCCTAAAACAGCAGAAGAGATTTATAACTTTTTTAATAACCGGCTCGTTTTCGAGCCACAAAATTCACAAGAAATGGCTTTAATAGATGACATCAAGGCTATCCCTTCTTTCAGTGACAAAGAGGATGCCGGTGCTATCGTAGCACACATCAAGGCGTTGGAGAACAAGGCAACGAAGGTTGACGCTCTCCAGCAGGCGAACGATGCTTACAAGACGCAGATTGCGGACTTGCAAGCAAAAGAAGTAGATGCTTTCCTTAACACGGCAGTGTCAGAGGGCAAGATCACCAAGGAGCAGATTCCCGCAATGAAGAAGCTGATGATTAGTGACCGTGCAGCTGCTGAGGAACTGATCAACAGCATGAAGGTTCAGGGCGGTGCCCGCGCCGTTGACTTTATTGACCAGGGCGGTGCCAAGAATGCCTTTGAGGGCAAGACATGGGACCAGCTTGACAAGGAGAACCGCCTTGCCGACCTGAAAGCCCAGAACAAGGAACTGTTCTGTTCGCTCTACAAAGACAAGTTCGGTGTGGACTACAAAGAGTAAAACAACAAGAAGTGTAACCTTTTAATTATTTACAACAATGGCATTAAACAAACAAGTATGGTTGAACACCATCGTCGAGAACTTCTTTCCCGATGACAGCTTTGCGTCAAAGAGTATTGACGACTCCGTTTTCGTGAGCAACAAGACTGTGCACATCCCTAACGCTGGAGCCCCTTCCGGTGTTGAGACTAACCGCACCCAGAAACCCGCGTCAGTGAACCAGCGTTCAGACAACGATCTGACCTACGACATGGATGAGCTGACCACAAACCCCATCTACATCCCTAACATCGACACGGTGGAGCTGAGTTATGACAAGCGTCAGAGCATTCTTATGAATGACCGTATGGAACTTAAGAAGCAAGCCCACCAGAACCTGCTTTACCGTTGGTTTGTCGCTGGTCAGGTCATTGAGACCGAGGGCGAGGCTCGTGAGGCCCACACATCAACCACTGCTACAGGCAATCGTAAGGCTCTGACAAAGGCCACCATCCTGAAACTGATGACCCGATTCAATCAGGATGACGTACCTGCAACTGGTCGCTACATCCTTCTGGATGCAGTCATGTATGCCGACTTGCTGAAAGACCTTACCGAGAAGGAGCTCAGCGCGTTCCTGGCATCTGCCAACGCCCAGAAGGGAATCTTGGGTAACCTCTACGGCTTCGACATCATGCAGCGTTCACAGGTTCTGCGCCTGACATCAGCAAAAGCACTGCTGAAGTGGAGCCAGAACGCAGCAGCTACCGAGCTGGCAGCCGGTCTGGCTTGGCAGGAGCAGTGCGTGAGCCGTGCTATGGGCGAGACTAAGATGTTCGACAAAATGGATGATCCTACCTACTATGGTGACATCTATTCGTTCCTGACTCGCGTGGGCGGCAGCTATCGCCGTTACGACAAGAAGGGCATCTACGTTATTGCAGAGGCCGCAAGTGCTTAACCCTTAAAACGAGACTCTTATGCGACTACCAAGAGTAAAAATTCTGTTTCTAAACGGGCTTCTTGGAACCGTCGGGGACAGTCCCGACGGTCTCTTGGCCCTCATTTGCGGTGCAGCTGCTGTGGAGAACAAACTGGTGCTGAACAGCGTTTACACTCTTTCGAGTGTTGACGATCTCTCTGTCATGGGTGTGACGGAAGATAACAATGCCAAACTTTACAAGCACGTCAAGGAGTTTTACGATGAGGCAGAGAATGGAACGAAACTCATTGTCTATCCTGTAGCGACTACAACGAAAGCCACTGACATCTGCGACTATACGAAGACAGCAGCGGGGTATGCCCGCCACCTGATTACGAGTCAGAACGGCGCATTGCGCGGTGTCTTTATAGCCGGAGTAAACAGCGGCAGCACGACGGCGAGCACCAATGGTCTTGACCCCGATGTGTTTACTGCCCTGCCCAAAGCCCAACAGCTGGCAGAGTGGGTAACTACAGAGTTATATGCCCCGCTGCTTATCGGCATTGAAGGCAGGAACTATGATGCGACGAAGACGCTGAAAGACCTGAGTGAGGAGACATATAATCGCGTATGCGTTGTTGTCGGTGACACTGTTTCTGGCAGTAATGACGCTGCTGTGGGCACATTGATGGGTCGTATTGCGAGCATCCCCGTTCAGCGCAACATAGGCAGGGTGAAAGACGGCAGCCTGTCACCAACTGAGATGTTCATCGGCAACCAGAAGGTTGACGAGAGTGGCAACGCAGTAGCCGGTATCTTTGAGAAGGGCTACATTGTTCCCCGCAAACATGTAGGCAGAAGTGGTTATTTCTATGCCGACGATCCTATGGCATGTGACCCGACAGACGACTATGCCCACATTGCCAACCGCCGTGTGATTGACAAAGCCTATCGCATTGCCTATGACACAATGCTGGAAGAGCTTCTTGACGAAATAGACCTGAACGAAGACGGCACCATGCATCATGCTGTAGTAAAGAGCTGGCAGCAGACATTGGAGAATGCCATTAACCGGCAGATGACCGCCAACGACGAGCTGAGCGCGACGGATGGCGAAGGCTGCCAGTGTTACATTGACGAGAAACAGAACGTGGCATTGACCTCAAAGATTGTGGCGACACTGAAGGTACGTCCTCACGGCTACGGCCGCTACATTGACGTGAACTTAGGTCTCCAAGTAACAACCGCTTAAATGTAGAGAACTATGGTAAATACAAGAGAATATGAATGGGCCGACGTGACCGTAGTCATGGCAGGCCGCCTTGTAACGGGTCTTCGTGGTGTGAAGTACAGCGCGAAGCAGGAGAAGGAGCTGCTGCATGCCAAAGGCAATAAACCCCATAGCATCCAGCGCGGCAACAAGACCTACGACGGCGAGATTACCTTGTTGCAAAGCGAGTATGAGGCCCTGAAGAAAGCCAGTGGCGGTGACATTCTGGATGCGAGCATGGACATTGTGGCAGCCTATGGCAACCCCAGTGCTGGTGATGTAGTCACCACAGATATGCTTGTAGGCATTGAGTTCACGGAAGACAACACCGAGTGGAAGCAAGGCGATAAGTTCCAGGAGAAAACCTTGCCGTTTATCTTTATTGACTTAAAGAGCCTGTAACTCTGTGGGAATCCACAGGGTGAAGTAGGCCTTTGAACAGTATTCAAAAATCATTCAAACAGTAGTAAAAATGAATTTTACAAAAGATCAGATAGCCGAACTGAAAAAGAAGCACGGTGAAATCTTTGAAATCAGTGTAGATGATAAGAGCTGCATCGTCCGCAAGCCGAACCGTAAAGATCTGAGCTATGTGAGCGTGGTGAAAGACCCGATTAAGATGAGCGAGACTTTGCTGAAACAGCTCTGGATAGAGGGCGACAATGAGATTCAGGAGCAAGACGACCTGTTCCTTGCAGTCATCCCGAAGATGGAAGAGGTCATCAAGGTGAAGGAGTCACAGATAAAAAAGCTTTAGCGGATGCCGATGTCCCAGGTGCCGAAGATGGCGATGTGTTGTTCCTAAACACACTCCTGAGGTATTACATGCACATTGACCCTGACACACTGTGTGACGAAGAATGGGCGTGGACTATCCGGTATCTGATTGACATCCGCAAGGAAGAATCGAAGGCAAACAATGGACAGCGTACTTAAGTTTCTTATCAAGCTGCAGGCAGACGAAGGCAATGTCTTGAACGTTGCCAGACGAACCTCACAGCAGCTGGACGAAATATCCCGTAAGGCGACTTCTACAGGGACTCGCTTACGGGAAGCCTTCTCTTTCTCTAATTTCAAGGGTTCCCTGATGTCCCTGCCTGGCATGGAGTTCCTAACAAACCCCTATACTCTCATTAGTGCAGGTGTGGGAGCTGTCACGGCTCTTGGAGCACAGGCAGAACAGACAAGCGTCGCTTTCACAACCCTTGTGGGCAGTGAAGAAAAGGCGGCAGGGATATTAAAGGAAATCAATGACTTTGCCGCAAAGACCCCCTACGGCAATTTGGATCTGACAGACAACGCCAAAACCATGCTGAACTTTGGCGTGCAGGCAGACAAGGTGAACGGCTATCTGCAACAGTTAGGCGACATAGCTGCTGGTGATAAAAACAAACTGGGCAGTCTCTCCCTTGTATTCGGTCAGGTAGCCAGTGCCGGCAAGATGAGCGGACAGGATCTGTTGCAGTTCATCAATGCAGGCTTCAACCCTTTGAAGGAACTGGAGAAGATGACCGGCAAAACATACGCCGAACTCCAGGACATGATGAGCAAGGGGCAGATAGGCTTTGATGCTGTCGCAGCGGCCATCAATCATGCTACCAGTACCGGCGGTGCCTTCGAGGGAATGAGCGACAAGCTGAGCCAGACAATCAGCGGAAAGTTCTCAACCTTGGCAGGCAACATCCAGCAGGCAGCCGTTGACATGTTCAACGAGATTAAGCCCATTGTCAATGACATCATGGACTTTTTCTTGGCTATTGTCCCACCGATAGCCTCAGCAATCAAAGGCATCTTCTCTGTTATAGCCGGAGTTATCGGATTTATTGTCAGGTGGAAAGAAGAGCTTGGTTTATTGGCCGCCGTGGTGGCTGTTGGTACCATTGCCTTCAATGCCCACGCCATTGCAATAGGAGCCGTTGCAGCCATTCAGGGTGTTGTTACCATTGCGACGAAGGCGTGGACAGCAGCGCAATGGCTGTTGAATGCAGCGCTGAACGCCAACCCAATAGGAATTGTGATAACAGTCATTGCAGCCCTCGTTGCAGCAGTTGTCTATTGCTGGAACAAGTTTGCCGGTTTCCGCGCCTTCATCCTTACGATGTGGAACACAATGAAAGGCTTCGGTAACATTATCAAGGAATATGTCATTGACCGCTTGAAGACGTTGCTGAGTGGCATCGGCAAAATCGGAGAGGCATTTGCTAAGCTTTTCAATGGTGACTTCAAAGGTGCATGGTCAAGTGCCGTCAATGGTGTCAAGGACATCTCAGGCATCACAAGTGCAGAGAAAGCCCTGAAGTCAACTAAGCAGCTCGCTGGAGGTGTTGCCGCTGAATACGATAAGAACTACCGCATCGAGAGCCAGAAGCAACAGCAGAAAGACACGAAGAAAGAAGCTGCTATTGCAACACCAGGCACAAAGGGCAGTTCGGAAGAGGTTGTGCTCAATGCAGCCAGTGGTGGGAAGAGTGGCAAGGGTGGAAAAGGCGGTAAGGGAAACAAGACCGCAGAAGCCTTGGCAACAGGTGGAATAAGAAACACCAGTATCACCATGAACATCGGCAAGTTCTTTGATAATATCTATGTGACAATGGCTGACAGGACAGACACGGCAGAGCTTGAACGTATCGTGCTCCAAAGCATGAATAGGGCTCTTGCCATAGCAACAAGTACAGAACGATGAAGACATCAAGGTTCATACTACAGAATATTGCCCTCAGGGCTATGGGACTCACAAAGGTTCCTCCCTATTGGCTGTTCCGTGAGAATAACTTTCACGGCATCAACACGGGCTATCTGCCATCAGGCAAGTCTTTCCCGGATAGTGATGAGTTCAATGTGGAAGATTTGAGCGATGCGGAACTGGAAGAGGTAGTCAGAACCAATGCCATCGGTGTTCCGATGGTGATGCCCCTGCGCTTCCAACTGGAAGAGTCCGGGGCCAAAGAATGGCTGTTTCCTGTGGAGCCTATGATCAGCCTGAACGGTCAGAACATTCTCGTTCGCCGTCACGTGAACAAAGGCACCATCAAGGGCAGCATCAAAGAACGGTGGACACAGGATGACTACACCGTAAGAATAGAAGGCATCCTTATGTCGCGTGATGGGAAATACCCTGATGAGGACGTGGCAACGCTAAAGAACTTCTGCGAGGCAGGACATGTGAAGGCACTGTGTCCTTTGCTGGAGATCTTCGGCATCAGTCAGCTGGCGATAGAGAGCTGGGATATTCCCTTCACCACTGGACTGACAAATCAGAACTATACCATCACAGCCTACAGCGATGACATCTACAAGCTGCTGTTGAGCCGTGATGACTTAAATACATAAAGCGATGTACACGATGCAGTATGACATACAGATCGGCGACTACCGGCTGGGGATGCTTGACAAGGTGGAAATCCACAAGAGCGTTGAGCAGCTGGCAGACACGGCTGTTATCACTCTGCCCGCGGCGCAATACAACCAAGCACTCCAGGTTGAGGACAAACTGAAGCGCGGCGACCGTGTCATCATCAAGTTCGGCTATGAAGAGACCGGCATGGAAGTGGAGTTTGAAGGCTGGCTACAGCGCATATCGACTGACGGCGGCAACATCACACTGCGTTGTGAGGATGACCTATTCCTGTTCCGGAAGGAACTGCCGAATGAGGTTCTGAAGAATGTCACCCTGGAGGCGCTTCTAAAGAAAGTCATCAACGGATGCGGCATCGGTCTGACACTGGACTGCACCTACAGTTGGACGTATCAGAAGTTTGTCATCAACAATGCTACGGGGTTTGATGTACTGAAAAAGGTTCAGGAAGAGTGCGGCGCAGACATCTACGTGGATGACAAGCTGCATGTGCATCCCCCAGGCGAGAAGATGGGCGAGGAACGCGTCTATGACCTTGCCCTGAATGTTGAGGAGGAAGACCTGACCTACCGGCGTGCTGAAGACAAGAAAGTGAAGGTGGTGGTCAAAGCCCTGATGCCTGACGGAACAGTCAGGGAAGTTGAAACCGGCAGCACTGGCGGCGAGAAGATTGAGGTCAAGTGCGCCACTTCTGATGAAGCTTCGATGAAGACACGTGGGGAGTTGGAAGTTAAACGCCGGACATTTGACGGCTATGAGGGTAGCATCATCGGCTGGCTAATCCCGGTATGCAAGCCTGCTGACAGCGTAACCATCAAGGATAAGGACTATCCATACAAGAACGGTACCTATTTCGTAACCTCTGTGACAACAGTTTTTGGGAGAGAAGGTGGTTCCAGAAAAATTGACTTAGGATTTAGAATTGGCTAACGAGATATGAATGAGTACAGCAAATTGAAAGACTATCTGGGCGGGATTGGCGACAAAGGTATTGCCATAAGCCAGGGCATTGTAAAGTCGGTGTCCGGCAATCTCTGTGAGGTTGAGATCGGGAACATTGTCATTCCTGATGTCCGGCTTAGAGCTTCAGAACTGGATGATGACGGTGAGATGCTTGTGACTCCAAAGGTAGGCAGCGCCGTGATCGTCGGCAGTCTGAGCGGTGACCTGGCCCAACTGGTCGTCCTGCAAGTGGACCATATCGAGACCATTGTCATCAATGGCGGCAAGCTGGGCGGCCTGATCAACATTGAGCAGTTGACGCGGAAGATAAACGACCTGGTGGACACCTTCAACCGTCACACGCATCAGGTGACAGTGCAGCATCCCGGCGGCACGTTCACAACGGTAAAACCCGGTTCGGAGGCCTCATCCTTCAACAAGGGTGACTATGAGGATTCAAAAATAACGCACTGACATGACTGGAACGCTACTGACATGGGGAACGGATGACGGCAACTATCTGGAGCCCGTTGTTGAGAAAGGGACACTGGCACTTGGGGACATCCTGCGCCAGAACCAGGCATTGCTGCTGTTACTGCACAGGGGCGAGCTGAAAGAACGCCCTGCTGTTGGAGTGGGCATCAGTGACATGCTTCTGGACAATGACCCCATTTATTGGCGCACCTCCATCAAGGAGCAGCTGGAGATGGACGGCCAGAAGGTCGGCAGCGTGAAGATTTCGCGCACTGGCATAGAGATAGAAGCAACATATTGAGATTATGGAACAGCATACTAAAGACAAGATACAATACACGACGGCAGTGATGACGCTTTTGAGCGGCATAGTGATGTGTTATATTGCCTTTTTCAGAAGCGAGGATGGTGACGTGCCAAGCGGTGCCCTCTGGTACTTTGGGCAGACGATGGTGTATGCCGCCACCATCTTCGGTTTCAAACTCATGGTAGACGATATTTTGCGTAAGAACAAGTAAACAAGCAATGAAGCAGATAGTCAAAGATGGGCAGACGCTGGCAGACGTGGCCGTTCAGGAATACGGGTCATGGGAAGCCATAATAGCCATTGCCAGGGAAAACAACATGAGCATGACGGAGGTTCCTGACGCAGGTGCAGAGCTGAGAATGCCTGATGCCTCTTGGAACCGCACTATGCAAAAGTACTGCAAGGACAACGACGTAAGCCCGGCAACGGCTCGCGACCAGAGCAATATTCATTTGCGCATATTTGAGGAAGAGTTCACGGAAGAATTTAAGTAAACAATATAATGGCAAGGACAACAGCAGAAATCAAGAAGACGATGACAGACGCATTCATGGCGGATGCGGTCATCAGGGAAAAATACGGCCTGAGTGCCGGCGACACCTTCGCCGGCCGTTTCTCCAGCGTCAGTTTAGAGAACATCCTGTTCTTTATCCTGGCAGCCTGCTATCATGTGCTCGAAGTCATTTTCGACCAGCACAAGGTGGACGTGGAAAACAAGATAGCGCTTGCGGTAGTGGCGAGTGTGCCCTGGTATTACAAGATGGCCCTTGCCTTCCAGTATGGTGACCGCCTGGTGCTGAACGAGACAACACAACAATATGAATATGCTCTCGTGGATGAGAGCAAGCAGCTCGTAAAGTATGCAGCCGTGAGGGATGAGGGCACGAGTGTCCATATACTTGTGAGCGGTGACAAGAACGGCAACCCCATCCCCCTGCCAGACGATGTTCTAAAGGTATTCAGGCAGTACATGAACAGGGTGAAGGTTGCAGGTGTCATTCTGAAGATAACGAGCACCGCGAGCGACCATATCATCATCAAGGCCGCCATCACCATAGACCCGCTTGTCATGAATGAGAGAGGTGAACTGCTGAGTGACGGCAGCAAGCCTGTTGAGAACGCCATCAAGGAACACCTGAAAAACATTGTCTATGGCGGCACTTTCAACAAGACGAGACTCGTGGATGCCATTCAGGCGGTTCAAGGTGTGGAGGATGTAGAATTGTCGGAATGCCTGTATAAGGCAAATGGAGCGGAATCCTATACGGTTTTGAACGGAAATAACTATACAGGAAACGGCGGCAGTTACGTTCCCGATGAATTAGAAAACAGCCTGACGTATGTGGTACCAGATTGATTTTGTGAAATTGTGTACACAATTATTACCTCCGATATTGCGCAGCAGGTTTCTTGTCGCATTGCTGAGCGTGATGATAGTTCCGTTGCGTCATATATACAATGAGTTCCGCGCGCTGAAGGACACTGTTGACAGCCGCTTGAATATTACAGGTAATGTGATGTATTTGGAAAAAGCACTGAATGAGGCTTTCTATCTGGTAGATCGGCAAATCTATATTGAGACTCCGGAAGAAAGGGAAACACCGACATTTTACTTTGCCACTGAGAAGTCGAATGGAAACACCTTTTGGCTGCAGTCTGAAGGAGACGGCTTTATACTTACAAGGAAAGGCGAAAGCAAGGTTCCCGTGAATTTCATTGTCAGAGTTCCCACATTCCTCTGCACCTCTTTGGAAACAAGGGATGCTGACAAATATGGCTGGCGGTTCCTTGTCATGATAAAAAACATATTGAATATCTATAAACCTGCTGGACGTACGTTCAGCATAGAACTATACGATTATGAATAAGATAATTTTCAACAATGGCGGTCAGCCTGTTTTTTTGGACGATCTTAAGGTTATTCAGGATCTTGCAGGAGAAAGTCTGCCCGGAGTCCTTGAAGCGATTGTAAAAAGTGCTGTATCTCCCTATCTCGAAAATTGGACTTCTGACAGCATTCTGGGAACAATCATACCAATGGGTGAGATTACCGAAAATGCAGAAGGCTTCTGGATCGCACCTGCTTGTTCATGCGAAAAAAATGACACAACCCGCAAAGTGCGCCTGACAATGTATGCTGGATATGTCTGTATAGGAGGCGAACTCCTTCATTATGACCAGACAGAAATAGAAGTTGCTTATGGCGCCCCTTTCTATGTCATTGTCAAGAAGGAAGAGGAAGACAGGCGCATCCTTGCCAACGGTTTGGAGGCGGCATGTAAAGAATGTAAGTATGCCGTCATTTCAAGTGGGGCATCTGTGACGGATGAATGCCACTCATCTGCAAAAATAGGCAGTTTGCCGGATGCCATCTGTAAAATTATCAAAGCGAAGAACAATGTCGAAGTCGCTTGGAGAAATATAGATGTGACTTTCGACAACCTTTATGGGGGTACGGTTGAATATCAGGAACTCACAGACTGTTTCCGTTATCACATCAATATTTCCTCCCGTGCTGATTCCTTTGGCAATACAGGCAAGATACTTTTTCATGTAGGTAATGACATCTGGCCTGGAGGACACAGGGAATGCGTGAGCTGCCTGTTTGCAACAGGCACCACTGATACCGCATATCCATGCTATATCAGATTCACAAAGGAAGGTAATGCGCTTCTTACTCCTGTTTATCAGGATGGTAATATAGAAACTTCTTTGAGGCCTGACGCATGTCCGGTAAATATTGTATTTGAAATGGCTAAATAACATAATTGACATGAAAACAATATATCAGTTACAGCAAACAGCTGCCCGTCTCCGTACGGTGACGGAGGTAGATAGTATAAGTCCCGAGGATGTCTTCGGTCTTCTGTCAGATGTATTGGAGTATCTTGCCGACATGGAGCAGAATGCGGAAGGCTTGGGCATCCACCAGGTATATGAGAGTTATGTCTCGATGGTCGCAGACGCTGAATCTCCTATCGGAACCAATGGCAAGGTATTACGGTTCGGTCAACTTGTGGCAGTCTACGATAAGGACAACCCAGAACAGGCAGAAAATGGCAATGTGTATGCATGGCAGAAAGGCGAGTCTGGAACTGATGCATGGCTGCTGATGGGCAACATTAACAGCGTGTCCGCTATACTGCATGCCATAGATGACCTGAAAAATGAGAAAGTCACCCTGACGGAGTCGGAATACAAAGCTCTCGTTGATACTGACATGGTAGATAAAAATAAGTATTATTTCATTACAGATGACGAATCATGATACGAAAAAACGGAAAAGATATTATTGCTCTGCGCAAAGGCATGTATACAGTGAACACTTTACACAAATGGTATATCCTGTTATGGAACGCAGTGAGGAGTTGCTTCGGATCAGGGAAGTGGGTCGGTGAAAAGACCTGGTCAAGTGAAGAGGGATGGAAGAACATTAAATAGATAAAATTATGGCAAAAGTTATTGACGAGAAGATAGAGAGCAAGAACACCCCGTGGGAAGGCTATGCGGGTAGACGTGTGGAAGAGTACATTAAAACTGCACTTGATAACAAGGCCGGAGAGTTTTACCATGATGAGACGAAGGACATCGTCCTTGTCTTTGCCGGTGCGGCCGAGCGAGACGAGTATCTTGACCCTGAGACAACGGAGGAGCGCCGCAGTGAGCTGCTGCTGGGAAGTTTTGATGCTCCAGCGAACTATACGGCAGAAATATCAATGGCTACGCCAATGAGTAATGTCATCCTTGCAGGCAAGACTGGCAACTATGTGGATTTCACTTTTGACATCAAGAGCCGCACGGGAAGCAGTACGGGTGAATCTGTCCTTGTCACCTACACCATCAACAATGCCGGCAACATCAAGAAGATAACACAGATATACGCTGCGGGAACAAGTGTACACTTCCTTGTTGACCAATATCTCAGCGCGGGTAACAACAACATCAGTGTTCACGTCACCGGCCGCAATACGCTCGTAAGTACAATCGCCGCAGTCAACTATACTGTTGTCGCTTTGGAACTGACGAGTGACTTTGACATCAGCCAGCCTGTGAGACAAGGCGACTATCTGGCAATTCCTTACACTCTGTCGGGTACCGGCGTGAAATATCTGGAATGGTATATTGACGGTGAGCTGCAACAAGACATAGATACGATTACAGACTTAAAGGTCAACCGTATAAAGAATATCGACACGACTGAATTGCCAGTCGGCAAACATAGCGTGCAAGCCAGGGCGTACTTTGCATCTTCCGGAACCAATTATTACGGTGCCACATTGTATTTTGACTTCGTCCTGACTCCGGCTGACGATATATGGCAAGAGGATGTCACTTACATTCTCCTTTCATTTGTTCTCGACGCTCCGGTGACAAGCACAATCAGTATAGAGGCGACACAATATAAGGAGTATTCCTTCGGCATTGCTGTATATGACAGTCGCTCACGTTCACTCGCATTGACTATCTCTGACAACGGACAGCAGATACAAGACCTCACGATGGTCCCTGACGTGGCACGGCAGATACCATACATACCCACGACGACAGGAAATCATGTGCTGACATTCTCATGTGATGAAGCTACGGTATCTATCAACGCATCGGTAGTTAGCGGTGACGTGGACATTAACGAGGTAACGGAGGATGTCCTGCTTAAGCTCTCTGCCAAGGGCAGGAGTAACAGTGAGGTGGACCCTGCCAAATGGGTGTATGGAAACATCACAACTACGTTCAACGGTTTTAGCTGGAATGAGCAAAGCGGCTGGAATAACGGTGTCTTGACCATACCGGCAGGGGCAAGCATAGACATCAGTTTTGCGCCTCTGGGCGGCAACCCTGTTACAAGAGGGCGCACTATCGAGATAGACTACGAGACTGCGAACATAGAGAACGATGATGCAAGCGTTATATCTCTTGTCAACAGCAACACCGGTGCAGGACTTGATATCACGGCATCCTCGGCTAAATTGCAGTCAAGCGGCGGTGCCAATGTGAACACCAAGTACAAGGACGGTGACCGCGTGCATCTTGCTTTCATCATCAACAAGACTACAGGCGATAGCGGAAGGCTGATGTTCATTGTCAACAACGGTATATTGGAACGCGCCGCCAGCTTTGCAGCTACAGACGTGTTCCAGGTTGGAGACAATCTGCACATAGGTTCTGACGGCTGTACTGTTAAGATACACTCCATCCGTATATACGATAAGGCACTTACTGCCGACGAGGCTTTCTGTAACTATGCCGTTGACTCCGACAATCTCATTGAAATAGCAAGCAACAATGACATACTTAATGAAAGCACCGGCCTGATAGATGCGGACAAGGTCAACGCCAAAGTGCCGATTATGATCATCACCGGTGATATGCAGCCGATATTTGACGCTACGAGCAAGGACGCTACCGTCTATGTGGATTTGGAGTATCGTAATCTGCAGGACCAGTCCAAGAATTTCACAGCCACCCATGTCAGGATGAGACCGCAGGGTACTTCATCATTGGGCTATCCAAGGAAGAACCTCCGCCCTTACACTGCCTCGAAATACGGTTGCGTGATGTATGATGCCAATGGCGAAGTGATAGAGAACGGCCTGTATGCTTTCAAAGACGGTGCGCAGCCTGTCAACTGCTGGACGCTTAAAGCGGACTATGCGGAATCGTCAGGCTCTCACAATACCGGCGTTGCACGTCTGTGGAATGAACTGATGTACAACTGCCAGCTCAACGGTGAATTTGCCTTGCGCACCAACGCACAGAAGGCGGCACTGCAGGCAGGCTATAACTATGACGTGCGTACTACGGTAGACGGATTTCCCATCGTGGTATTTCACAGGCAGACCGTGAACTCGGAACTTGTTTGCCTGGGGCAATACAACTTCAACAACGACAAGTCCACGGAGAAGGTGTTTGGCTTTACCGACATCCCCGGCTTTGACAACAAAGACGTGCAGTGTTTTGAGTTTTTGGCGAATGAGAGTCCTATCTGTCTGTTTGACGACATATCCGAATTTGACACCAAGTGGAGTGACGCTTTTGAAAGCCGTTATCCCGACACAAAGACACCGGACCTCGTTCCTCTGAAGACCCTTGCGACATGGATTAACAGCTGTAAGGAAAATCAGGAGAAATGGAACGAGGAGAAAGCGAGCCATTTTGATTTGCCCAAACTGGCAGCATACTATGTCTATCTGATGCGCTTCGGGGCAGTTGACCAGACTGTGAAGAACGCCATGATAACGACAGAAGACGGCGAACACTGGTTCTTCATCAACTACGATAACGACACCATCCTTGGTATTGACAACATCTCCACTGTGCTTAACGCATGGAACTATGACCGCAGCTCACGGAAAGCAGGCGGAGCATATTACTACGCAGGACACAACTCTGTACTATGGAATTGCTTTGAGGCAGACCCTGAATGTATGGCATTGGCGCGCGAGGTGGACAACGCCCTGTATAGTGCCGGACTGACCTATGCCAATATGGTACGGATGTTTGACGAAGAGCAGTGCGATAAATGGTGCGAGCGCATTTATAACGACAACGGCATATATAAATACATCCAGCCTTTCAAGGAGAAGGGTTCTGCCGTCCTCTACATGCTGCAAGGCAGCCGTAAGAGTTACAGACGTTGGTGGTTGCAGCATCGCATGGACTTGTATGATGCGATGTGGGCTACAGGCGCTTTCCGGAATCGTATCGTCCGTTTTATTGCTGAAGGCGCAGAAGGCGGCACGTTTAGGATTACTTCCGCCTCTGACACATATTTCGGTTACGGCATCAACAGCGTGATACAAGAGTCCGGCGTGAGAGTGGAAAAGAACGCCGTTCATGATTTTACTATCAGCAGAACGCTTGCCATCGGAGACCCTGTCTCTGTATATAACGCCAACAATATATCCAGGATTGACCTCAGTGATTTTGCTGCGAAGATGACGACTTTGTACATCAACCAGGCTGTAGGCAATGACGGGAAAAGTTCCCTGAAGAGCCTTATCCTCGGTGACGGGACGACAGAGAATGTCGTGTTTACGGAAATCGGCGGTCTGAGCGCTATCACGGGGATTGAAGAAATTGACATAAGGAATTTCAAGGTAGTCACTAACGTGGAACTTTCGGCACTGCAAAATCTGCATATCTTCAAAGCTGCAGGCAGCGGACTTACTTCATTCGTTCCTGCGACAGGTGTGACACTGACGGAAGTGTCGCTCCCTGATGTATTGCAGAGCATTGTCCTTAACGGTGCTGATGTGTCATCGCTGACTTACACTCCGGCTACGGCATTACGGAGCGTGTCATTGAGAAATGTCACCGGCGCATGGGATGCCAGAGGGTTTGTCTTGGCATGGCTTGAGATGCTGTCAGACAATGACAGATTCGCCGAAGCGGAATTGACGCTGGCTGGTATTGACTGGAGAATGACACCGACGCAGGCCATTGCCATGGGTAAGATTGGTGTAAAGAATTACAGAGGCAAGATAACATTGCCCAGCCTGTCGGAGAGCGAGTATCTCCAACTGGTGGAACTGTATGGTGAAAACGTGTTCAAGCCGGGCAGCAGTTTTGTCATCGACGCTCCGGCAGGCATCATACTCAGAGGACCTGAGAAACTTGTTGAAGGAACTTCAAACAAATATAATGCCATCGTCTTTCCTGCAAGCGAGACTCCTGCACTGTATCTGTTATACTCAGGAACCACTCTGATAGAAAGACAGCAAGACAGTGAGACGGGAGAATATTTCCGCCAATACAATAATGTGCGTCTCTGGGAGTCTACAGGTGTAATTGAAACGACAGGAACTATAAGTTCAAGTTTCAGTCTGAGGGTAAGGGCGCAAATAAGCGGTACGACAACTTATTCAGATTACATCACTTTCCAAGTTGTCAGATACACATATCCTGATGAAAGCTCAACGTCCGTGCAAGGTGAAAACAAACTCTCAGCTACGGGTGAATATCAGTATGGCATCGTCTTTAATACAGAATTTAGCGCAGACATCGCCAGTTTGCAATGGTCGCTTGTCGCTCCAAGTGGCGAAGGTGACAACGTCGTCTCCATCAAATCGGGCCAGACGGAAACGCAAGAGACAACACTTGTCGTCGGCGATGAATTTGACACGGCGGAAACCATCAAGAGCCCTGTCACATTGCAATGTCTCATCAGGTTCTATGGGCCGGACGGTGAGACTATAGGCAAAGAATATACCGTGGAGAAAAGTGTCACTGTCAGGCGTGCGAGCGGAATTGACTGCGTGTATAGAGGAGCTTACGGTTCGCCAGTGACCTTTTTCGATTCGAGTGCGCGACAATATGTGAAGAGTATGGAGATAGACGGCGAGCCGGTAGAGATAAAAAATACTTATCCGTTCACGGACGCAAAACTTCACGAAGTACATATTGAGCTGAAAAACAATACGATTATCCCTTCCAATTTTTTTTATTACTGTACAGGTCTGGTCTCTTTCTCTATTGCTAATACTTTCAAAAGTATAAGCCAAAGAGCCTTTTTTTATTGTATCAATCTTACAGAAGTCATTATTCCCGACTCGGTGACAACTATAGGCAGTAGTGCTTTCTCTTCCTGCTCTGCTCTTACGAGTATAACAATAGGGAGCGGAGTGACAAGCATTCCAGGGGATATGTTGCAAGGGTGCACAAAACTTACCAGTATAGAAATCCCAGATTCAGTAAATTATATCAGAAATAGCGCGTTCGCCGGCTGCTCAAATTTAAAGAGAATCTTAATAGGTCGTGGGGTGAATACTATTGAATCAAGTGCTTTCTATGCTATTGAAGCCTTAGAGGAAATAGTTGTGTCTTCGGAGAACAACAATTACAGTTCGGCCGACGGAGTTCTTTTCAACAAGGACAAGACAACCTTAATAAAATGTCCACAGGGTAAATCTGGGGTTTATACCATTCCAAACTCTGTAACGGGCATTGTAACATATGCGTTAATGGACTGCGATTTACTTACAGAACTCGTTATCCCTGATTCTGTAACGACAAACATTAGCAATGATCTTATTCGTTCAGATTCGTTAAAAAAACTAACAATAGGTAGCGGTGTTTCACGTTTAGCAAATATTAATTTTAGATCTTTAGAAGAATATATAGTATCTTCGGAGAACAACAATTACAGTTCGGCCGACGGAGTTCTTTTCAACAAGGACAAGACAACCTTAATAAAATATCCACAGGGTAAATCTGGGGTTTATACCATTCCAAACTCGGTGACAACTATAGGCATTAGTGCTTTCTATTCCTGCTCTGCTCTTACGAGTATAACCATTCCAAACTCGGTGACAACTATAGGCGGTAATGCTTTCTCTTCCTGCTCTGCTCTTAAGTATAACCATTCCAAACTCGGTGACAAAATTTGATGGAGGACGGGTGTTTATGGATTGCTCTGCTCTTACGAGTATAGTGATTCCCGACTCAGTGACAGATATGGGATACGAGGCTTTTTACGGATGTTCAAACCTGACAAGCGTGACGATTGGCAGCGGTGTGTTCTTATTAAGTAATAATGTTGGTGTAAAAAACTACGATTCTGATGCTTTCAAAGGATGTCCAAATATCACAAGTATAAGTGTATCTGCAGAAAACACTGTATATGACTCGCGAAACAACTGCAATGCTATCATTCGCAAATCAGACAATACACTTGTCGTCGGCTGTAAAGGAACAGTTATACCTGATTCGGTTGTTAGTATCGGTGAACGATCTTTTTATGGTTCTAAAATTACGAGCATAGAAATTCCTAACTCGGTGACAAGTATTGAAAAAGGAGCATTCTCTCAGTGTACATCATTAACGAGTTTAGTCATAGGCAGCAATGTAACGAGGATAGAATATGAAGCATTTTATCATTGTGCAATCACGAGTGTAACCATTCCTGACCCGGTGAACACTATAGGCGACCGTGCGTTCATAGATTGCAGTAATCTCACGAGTGTAATAATAGGCAGCGGAGTGACAAGCATAGGTCATAGCGCTTTTTCTTACTGTCCAAATCTTGAAACAATAACCATCAACCTTCAGGTAGCTCCGAGTTATCAGTTCGGAACTAACTCATCAACCGCAGGCTACAACAAGCGCACGTCTGGAACGAACAGACTGTACGTGCCTGCTAATGCCACGGGGTATGAGTCAGGAGACTGGGTGGCTTACCTGTGCAACAGCAACTATGGCGGATTCACGTTATCGAAAACCTTATAACAACATACAAAACGACAGGATTATGTACAGCAAAGGAGAAATGACTTATGCGGACGCAGGCAAGCTGCTGGTGGGCGATAAGGTAATCGCCTACCAGGTGCCTGGCGACGGCAGCGGATTTACGGAAGAGGTGATAAACATTGACGACATGCGCGTGGAGGACGGGTACCTTGTGTATTCCGGCGGAAGGCTGAGAGAGCCTTACCGTCCGCACGAGACCTACGCCAGTCTGAAGACGCGACTGGTGAAGCGGCGTTACAGCAATGATGACCAGATAGCCATCATGCTCAATGATGACGCAGAGGCAATGGAGAAGATGCAGGAGTGGCGCGCATGGAGCGCACGGCTCGCACACAAAATATTGTCAATGCAAAGAGAGGAGGAATAATCATGGACTGGCTGAATTATGTTTTATCAGTGCTGACACTGATTGCCGGCGGCGGGTGGTTCGTCAATTACAGAGCAAAGAAGATGCAGGCTGAGGCCGACGGCTGGAAGTCACAACAGGAAGTGTACCAACGGACCATAGCGGACCTCGAAAAGAGCTGCGAGTTTATCAGGGCTGATCGGGACCTGCTACGCAAAGAAAACGAGGAACTGCGTGCAGAGAATATGGACTGGCACAAGAAGTTCCAAGAACTCAGCACGAAATTCCAAGAACTGCAAGAGAAAGTGGCACGACAGGGACGCAGGATTGAGGCACTTACAAAGGAAAGCAAGAAAAAACAATGACACTCATGGAAATATCACAGACAGGTATCGATTTTATAAAGAAGTTTGAAGTACTCAAATTGTACGCATATAGAGATAGTGTAGGTGTCCCGACAATAGGGTATGGGCATACAAAGGGCGTGTACATGGGCATGGCCATCACACAGAAACAAGCCGAAGACCTGTTCCAAGAGGACGTCACACCTATAGAGAAGATGCTAAACGGCATGGGTATCAATTTCCGGCAGGGACAGTTTGATGCACTCTGCTCCTGGATATTCAACCTCGGACAGGGCAAATTCAACTCTTCCACGATGAAGAGATACATCGTCGCAAAAAAGGCTGACATGGACATCACTGACCAGATGGTCAAGTGGTATTACGCCGGAGGCCAGCCGCTTCTCGGACTGAAACGGCGCAGATGCGCTGAGGCGAACATGTGGCTGGGAAGAGAGGTGTACTACGTTGACGCAAAAGGACAGATATGCAAAAGATAATATACTGGATAGTGACATTCCTCTCAGGATGTATCATCGGAGCCTGTCTTCGGGAGAAAGAAGAGCATACTGACAGAGAGAGCGTCAGGGACACCGTCATCGACACAGTAAGGATAGACATGCCGGTGGCAAGGGACAGCGCGGTGGTAAGATACATAAAAGTCGTTGTGCCTGTAAAAAAAGACACAGAAACAGGCAAAAATTATGCGCAAAATTCAGCGGAAATTATGCACGGGGAGCCATGCCCTGCACTGGCAGTTGACAGCGACAGTGTGAGCGTGGTTCTTCCCGTCACGCAGAAGCACTACAAGGACAGCGCATACGACGCATGGGTGAGCGGCTATATGCCACGGCTTGACAGCATCAGGGTATATCAGAGGACAATCACCAACACTATACACAGGAAACAGCCGAGGCTGTCCGTCGGCGTTGTCGGCGGCTACGGCTACGGCATGAGCAGCCGGAGATTTGAGCCGTTTATCGGCATCGGCGTGAGTTACAGGCTTTATCCGCCATAAAGAAAAGGGCCAGGGAAATAAAAAATCCCCTGGCTTTATAAAAAGAAGAACCACCAACTTAATATAAAAGATGCACCTATCACATCGTGACCAGGGGAATATGCCCTTATACACGATATGATAGGTTTATTTTTATTGGTGGTTCGGGTGCAAAATTAAACAAAAAAAAATGATTTTGTACAAATGAAAGTGGCGGAATTGTTGAGGCTCAACGGAGCAATGATGAAAAAGATGTCAGAGCATGACGTCAGGATGGATGACTGGAGATTTGCCGGACTGTATGACGAATACGTCAAAATGAGGGACGAGGAAATGAAATACAGTGTGGCTGTGTACCGTCTGGCAGAGAGATACGGCGTGAGCGAGGCGACGGTGGAGAGGACCGTGAGGCGTCTGGGAAAGGAGTGCTGAGGTGTCAGGAGATGACGTTTCAAAAAAGCGTGTTTTTCTTGCGGGTAATGTCGAGAACGCTAATTTTGTCGGTGTCGATGCCACTTTAATGACATTTAATACTATTTGAACAATGAATAAATACTACAAATTACTGGAGAAAATTCTGGAGAACGGAAAGACCCAGACGAACAAAAAAGGAAACATTTGTTACCTGCTCAATGAGCAGTTGTCATTGACGCCAGCCAATCTGCTTGACATCTTCGAGAGTCATGGTATAGCACGAAAAAAATTGAAGAATGAACTGCAACTGTTCATGCGGGGAGAGCGTAATGTTGAGCGATACCGCGATGTAGGAATCAACTGGTGGGACTATTGTGGTTCTATCCTGATAAACAGTTATCCAACCTATTTTGAGAAATTGCCTCCTCTTATTGCAAAAATCAATCGTGAGAAACGCAACAGCAAGAATTATGTGTTGTTCCTTGGCTCAACTGATGCAGAAAGTAATCAAACGCCTTGTTTGAGTTTGGTGCAGTTCCAGATTGATGAGGGAGAACTTGTCGTGTCTGCTTATCAGCGAAGTAGTGACGCAAATTTAGGTTTGCCGTCAGACATTTACCATCTTTATTTGATGGCTCGACAAATAGATTTGCCTCTCAAATCTATCACGCTGAATCTCGGAAATGTTCACATCTATGAGAACAATATAGAACGAACAAAGGACTTGCTCAATGGTCATGAGAATGTGAAGTTTGAATTTAATGTTTAAAAGTGTCTGAATCGAAATGACGTTCAAGATATCTTAAAATAGTTTTCAAATCACATTTCGTTTTTCTACTCAAAAAACACATTTCGTTTTTGAAATTGCTCGCATTTCGTTTTGCTGATTATATTTTGTAAGATCATAAGCATATAGATGAGGTCGTCATATCATAAAAAAAGTTATTATTTGCGTATTTTTGATTTACATCTTGTGTAAATCAAAAATTATTCCTATCTTTGCAGCAAAAATACAAGAGTTGTGAAAATTTCATTTGGAGATAAGCGGCTTGAAGATTACGCTTCAGACGAGAGAAAGCGTGTGAGAAAACTCGGTGCCATAACAATGGGCTTGTGACCTGGATCAGCCATATAGACTGATATTCACTCCGACGGCCCAGCCTATCCCAACTGATCCTGATGGTAAGTATATATGGATTGAGATTGACAGTATTGAGATAGAAGAAATAGATAACTACCACGGCAAATAGTAATAACTAAATATAAACAGTATGGCAACAAGAAATTTATACATCCCTGAAAGTGTTTCTCATCCAGGCACTACATTGGAAGAGAAACTGCAAGAAATGGGTATGTCTGTCAAGGAGTTCGCAGTGCGTTCGTCTAAACCAGAAAAAACTGTTATTGCCATTATTAAAGGCGACAGTTCTATTACCCCTGAAATGGCTGTGGCTTTTGAAAGTATCACCAAAATCCCTGCTAATTTTTGGATGAATAGGCAGCGCATTTATGATGAGTGCGTTGCTCGTTCTAAGCGTCAGGCACAAATTATTTCTTTCGCTGATTGGGCAAAGAAGTTCCCTTATGCAGATATGGTAAACCAAGGTTGGATAGAGAAAAAGACCAAACAAGTAGAAAAAACTGCTGTCATTCTTGATTTCTTTGGAATCAGTTCCCCCAATGCTTGGGAGAACTATTATATGAATCAGCAACTGAAGGTTGCATTCCGAATCTCGCTTGCCACGACAAAGGAACCATACGCCATCTCCGCATGGTTGAGAAAAGGAGAACTCCAGGCATCGGAAATTCTTGTAAAGGAAATTTATTCAGACACTCTGTTGAAGAGCAAGCTGCCTCTGATGAAAGACCTCATGCGGAAAAATTCAAGTGACTTTGCAAAACAACTACAGGTGTTATGTGCTGAGTGTGGCGTAAAGCTCATTTATACACCATGCCTGAAAAAGGCACCTATCAGTGGCTCTACAAGATGGATAAACAATATCCCTTGCATACAGTTGTCTGGTAGAAGCAAAAGATATGACACTTTTTGGTTCTCGTTCTTTCATGAGATAGGACATATCCTGTTACATGGGAAGAAAGAAATTTTTCTTGAGGACATCGAATATGACGATGCTCAGAAAGCCAAAGAGAAGCAGGCCGATAAATTCTCGTCAGATATATTGTTATCTGAAAAAGAAGAAAAAGCAATACTCGAAGGAAACGATTTTTCTCAACGCAAATTGAAATATTATGCAGACATGTTTAATACCCATCCTGCCATTATCGTTGGAAGGCTACAGCATTTGGGCATTCTTCCATTTGCTAAGCATGTGGAAAGTCTTGAGCTCTTCGGTTAATACAGAAATAAGTTTTGGGAAAAGGTCGGAAACTGTATTGTTTACCTGCCTTTTTCCATTTTGCTGTAACAGCAATTCCCAATAGACAGTTCTCCTTGACACCCAATCACTTCATTTTTGAATATGCAATGACGAAGTGAGCTAAAGATTATAGCCTGCTGGTTACCTATTTTGCGTAAACAATGCGTAAACATTTTATTTCAGTTAGGGGTATTTTTATAAGATTCTGTGAAAATCACAAATGTGTAAGTTTTTGAAAATCAATATAGTTACATGTCATAGAGTAT